CTGTGTTGCAAATCCGTACCCGCCGCCGATTGCGGGTAAATCCTCTGTCGCTATACCACCTTGATTGGCGAAGACATAATATCCAGTCAAAGGTGCTTCAACGGTAATAAAAACTTGACAGGGCAGCGCCATCGAACCCCATAACCCGGCGCCGCTCTCGCCCGTATCATCGTAGAAGGCAAATACCCCGCCGCCCGCGGCTGGATCATTCTGCGTGGCCCACCCCCCTGTCCGCGCCACATTATTTGGCTGAAATATGGCAGGGGCGTTACCGGTGAGTTGCTCCAGCATCGACATCATGCCGTTATAGGTACCGCGGGGCGCCGTCAGGTTATATTGAATCCGCATGCCATAAGCTGCATCGGATTCATATTCCAGCCTCGGCAGCGCGCTGCCGAAAAAGTCTTGCGCCGCCAGGTCAAGAAATGCGCCGACCGCCGATCCAATCCGCTGCTGCGCCTTTGCAAACACCATCATCGCGTAGATGAGTGAGAACATAAGCGCCGGCGCCTGCAACACCGCGATCAGACGCGGTGCCACCGCCGGGAACCAACCGCCCGGCAAGAGTCGCAAAAGACGCCCGGTGAAATCGGCCTGGTCATAAACCGGTAGAATAGCTGTCGTTAGAACGCCATTGTTATTGAGAACTTGAAAATCTATGGTCTGCCCGCTCGGCAGCGTTGCAATGGTACGCGAGACGATGCTGGCCATCAGCTCACCGTCACTGTACCGGCGCGCACCACCGTTCCCGGCGATCCACCAATATCGGCCGTCCCGCCATTGAGTGTGGCGCTTGCCACATTGGTCACGTTTGTCGACGCATCATAGGCAATTTTGAAAATAGCGCTGTAAGGTAGCGGTGCCGGGGCGCCCGCTGTGCTAACCGGAAGTGCGGCCACATAAGCGATGATCGCTGCTGTCACCAGCGGCAGCGCAGCCGCTTTCTGCACCGTCGTGGCGCAGGTAATCGTCAACGCAATATCGGCGGTAATGACAGGTGCCTGCATAACCGTGCAGATCGCGCCGAGCGCCAGCATCGAAGGCCCGGTTGCCGCGGTTGCAACGGCCGCCAGCGTGCTGCTTGGCGTCTCCCCGCTGCCATCATCTACTGCAATCACACCGTAGCCAGGTACAAATGCACCACCTACTGTTTGTACACCCGACAGCACCGCGCATGTCAGGTTTTGCGCCACGCCAAGAACGGCAGACTGCAGCGCGACGGGCGTCGCTTTCGCAAGCGAGGTTAGAAACAAGCCAAACCGCGCTTTGAATGCGGTATCGCTCTCAGCGTTCATTCCGTTGGTAAAAGCCGCGGCATTCGTCACCGTATCGACATATGGGATATTGCTGGTCACCAGCCCGAGCGCACCCGCAATGATATTGCCGGCGACGCCGACCACCGTATTCTGCACCGTTGCCGTAATGCTGGCGACCCCGGCGGGTATGATGTAGGCATAGGCGGTTGCGGAATACGCGGCTTGCGTCGCATCCGCTACCAGCACGAAACTCTGCGTGCCGTCAGTCGTCTTTATCGTTGAACCAACTTGTATCACGGCCTGCTGGGCAGCACTGTAGCGGGCAAATGTCACCTGCCCTGACGCAGCTGCGCCGGCTATGCGAATAAAGCCGAAGTCTGCGCAGAACAAATCGCAATCACTTCCTGCACATGTCGCCAAACGCGCTGCACTCAGCACCTGAGTCGTCAACCATTGCAGCCACAAATATGTCCCGGCGCAAGCATTCACAAAGGCCAGCATTGCGGATCCAGGATTCATTGAAATCGTAAATCCGCCGATCGAAGCTGCGCCTTGAATCGCCGCAGACATATTCGCTACAATCTGGCTTTTTGTTTGTAGTGAAAGCTGCATATCAGTCCCCCAGCGGCAACGTTAAAATCTGACTTTGCCCAGTCTTGGCATCGGTATAGGTGATCGTAACTGTAATCACCGTTCCGCTCTGCGTGGCCGTTACCGTTGGATTAGGCAACTGCGCGATGCTTGCCTCCTGAAAGATTTGCGAGAGGATCGCGTTGGTTATTGCCGACAGATTTATGGGCTGTCCGACGAACTGCCCGAGCCCGGCGCCATATATAACGTTCCAGATATCCGCGCCCACCGCGGTAAGTAGCCGCTTGATGACATGCTGCTGCGTCTCGTCCGCAATATACAAAAAATCGCCGCTGGCGCTGAGATCGATGTCAGCACCGTAGAAATGCGAAATATCTCCCATCTCCTATCCTTGCGGCTCGCCGGTCTGGGTTTGTGGATTTCCGCCCGGAACATAAGCGTGGGTGTGCGGCGTGAATGCAATCCCGGCGGTCGTTGTTTCGACGGTGACATTCAGCGAGCCGGTGATGTTCACCGTTGCATCGCCCCCATTCGGCGCCGAGATATTGAGCCTAGGCGTCACCATCGAAATCGCACCTCCCGCCTGCAAATACAGCAGCGAACCGCTCTCGTTTTGAATCATAATTTCTCCCGGCTCAGCACCGGCCGGCGCCGGGTCCACATCGGAGAAGAAGAAACCGGTAACAACCCAATTCTGCGCATCGCCGACCTCCGGTTGAATGAACGCCTGAGCCCCAATCATCGGTGGCATCAAAACCCGCCAGCCATTGCCAAGATAACCGGCGGCGCTCGATAACACAGGGATCCATCCCGTCTCAGGTGGCGTCCCATCGGCGGCATTCCATGGCATGATCTGTACCTTGGCCATCGGCGGTGTTGCCTGCCAGCTGGTGACAACACCAGATCGGTTTGCCGCCGAAAGCGACGCGATCGCGGCAATTTCCCGGCGCTGCGCATCTGTGAAGCTCACTGCGCACTCCCCAATAACTGCCCCGTATCACCGTCGTAACTCTCCAGAGGCGATGAGAATTTCGCATCCACGACAGTCGTGGCACCACATTCCGTCGCCACCTCATAGGTGATTGTCACGGGAAAATAGGTCATGTCATAATCTGTCCCCGTTCCGGAAACGGAAATCATTGTCTGCGGATCCATCAGCGTCAGGGACGGAATGGTCACCCTTGCATATCGCTCATGCGCGGAGATGTCCAAAGCGAGTTGTTGCGCCTTGGCCAGGCACTGCGCTCGGCTCAGATTCGGAATCTCGTATGAATAGGCTGAGGGCTTCAGTGCACGATCAATACTTTCGTCGTTTGTTCTCGTTCTTACCGTCGCGGTAATCGTCGTCTTTTTTCGGCTGCTCCATGAGTTCACCGTTACGATGACATCACGCGCATAAGTCATATGCCGCTCAAGTACAAGGCCGGTCACACCCGCGACCAGCAGACCGTTGGCGTTACGCGTCAATTCCACCGAAAAAACTGGCGGATTAGCGCTTGGCGGATTGAAATAAAGTGTCGATCCGAAAACATAGGGAATAATTCCCTCCGCCTGACCCAGCCGGCAAAGCAAATCCCATTCATTGCTCACCTGCGAGAAGTCGCCACTACTGGTCTCATCATGGTCAATATCGTAGATGCGGCCGACAATAGTGGTTGTCGGCGTTATGTTGGCCTGCAACCCATGCTCGGCGCTGAGTTGCTCCGCAATCTCGCTTGCCGTCAAGTTCCTGTAAGTCGAAACGATCCTGGTGTCGATCATGCTGGCGGCGAGATCACGGCCCGCCAGCTCGATCGTGTTTGCGATGGCGTCATATATATGACTGTCCGCATTGCCGGTGATCATCGGGAAAAATGTGCTTCCGTCGACGGACAATTCAATCGTTACCAGGATCGTCTTATTTGCCGTTGCGGCCCACCACGATGCCGGAAAACCATCGTCCGGCACAAACCCCTTGGTCAGACAAAAACTGGCAATCTGGTAGGCATTCGCTTGCGTGATCCTTACCCTGCTCACTCCCTCTAATACGCTGCCGTTTACCGTCACCAGAAATCTGGGATAATTCAACATGCTTTGGCTCATCTTCGGCAGCCGACTTCCCGCCTCGCAAGATATGCGTAGAGCAAGGCGATCTCATCGAGGCTCATGGCGATGGTCTCCTCGGGCGCGATCATGCGTTGCGCAAAATAGACCATTGCCGCGGCACGGATCTCGGCCTCACGTTCGCGAGTCAAAGCGTTGGAATCCCGTCTGTTGCGCTGGTCTCAACATCTGGAATAACTAAAACAACCGGCGGACCTGAAATGACCGGATCGGTCAGGCCATTCTGCACCATTATCCGGTA